ACCTGCTCGCCCGCGTCGGCTACGAGATCAGCGCCAGCGGCAGCAGCTCCGCCAGCGCCAACCTCTACCCGCCGCTCGCCCTGCCCCCGGGCACGTCGGCGCTCACCGCCATCAGGCGCGTCCTCGACCGCGTCCCCGACAACCTCCGCCCCCGCACGGCCACCTTCACCCTGAACGAGCCCCTCGCCGCCGACGCCGCCGACGCCACCTACGGCCGCCCCCTCACTACCGAGGACATCCCCATCGCCGCCGCCGAGTACGCCGACACCCTCAAGGACGCCAACCACATCCAGGCCTTCGCCGACATCGACGCCTCCATCGTGGCCGAGGACATCGACTACGCCGAGACCGCCCTCCTCTACTCCGCCCCCCGCCAGCGCGCCGACCCCTACCTCACCACCGGCGCCGGCGCCACCGCCCGCGCCGCCGCCGAGCAGCGCCGCCAGACCATCGAGACCACACGCGGCGACATCATGACCGCCCCCGTCCACTGCGGCCTCGAAGTCAACGACGTGATCGCCGTCACCGACAGCCGCCACGGCCTGAGCGCCGCCAAGCGCCGCGTCCTCGCCATCCGCACCCTCTACCGGCGCGGCCCCGGCGGCAAGGCCAGATACGACCACGTCCTCACCCTGGGCGCACCATGAAAAACGACCGCCTGAGAGCCACGAGAAGCCCCCTCAAATCCACACGCCAATACCAGGAGCCCCCCAAATGACCCAGGAGCACGCCGCCCCCGCCGCCGAAGCCATCCGCAAGGCCGTCGTCCGCGCCTACGACGCCGGCACCCACAAGGCCACCGTCCAGATCGTCGGCTCCCACCCCACGCTGCTAACCTCCGTCCGCGTCGCCACCAACATCCCCGCCGCCAACGTGGTGGCCGGCCGTCAGTGCACCCTCCTCTTCCTCGACCCCACCAACCAGGACGACGCCGTAGTCCTCACCATCCAGGGCGCCCTCCCCAGCGCCCCCAGCGGCGCCACCGTCGCCGCCTCCGCCACCGTCGTCAGCGAGACCGCCTTCGGCCAGGCCCCCACCGCCGGCGCGGCCTCCCCCTACAGCCGTGGCGACCACACCCACGGCAGCCCCACCGACCCCGTGCCCGCGCACGTCGCCGCCGGTGACCCCCACCCCACCTACGAGACCAGCGCCGAGGCCCAGGCCAAAGTCGACCTCCACGCCGCCGCCGCCGACCCGCACACAGTCTACGGCGCCCTCGCCCAGGCCGAGACCTGGGCCGCCCTCCAAACCTTCAGCGGCGGCATCAGCACCGACACCATCAGCGAGAAGACGGCGGCGGCGGGCGTGACCATCGACGGCGCGCTCATCAAGGACGGCTCGTTTAAGGTGCCCAACATCGATTCGGGCATCAAGGACAGTGCTGGACACCTCGTCGTAAGTCCCGACTATCGTTACCTGAGGGACGGCAATGGAAACCCCGTCTTCAACTGGGGCTACCCGCTTCTCGCCTACGCCTTCGGTGAGTCTCCGAACGTGGTAGGGGCTGACGCCATCGCTCCGATAGGCGGCCGGAACCTGTTCAACGGGGCCTCCGTGTGCCTGGGCTACTTCAGCAACTCCCCCAGCCGGACGGGTGCAGCGGGTGACGAGGGCTACTTCAGGTTCCAATTGGTAGGTCCTAACGGCCTGGTTGACTTTGCGCGGCTCAAGGTCGTGGCCCGCGATGTAGTGGGGGGCACCGAGGACGGCGCGCTTCTCTTCCAGGTGGCGAAGGCGGGAACGCTGGCGACCGTCCTGGGCATCGAGCAATACGGCGTGGACGTCACGGGAACGCTGGCGGCGACGGGCCTGCTCACCGCCTCCGGTCATATCAAGCTCGGCCCCGACGGCGAAATACGGGACACCTTCGGCACCGTCCGCATCCTCTTCGGCGAGTTCGCCCCCAACGTCCGCGTGTTCGGCAACTTCTACGCCGACCAGTGGTACGGCGAACAGAAGCTCAACCGCACCAACGCCTACGAGCCCGCCCTCTCCGTCAACAAGGGCGACAGCGACGCTAAGGCCAGCTTCCAGGCCCGCCCCGGCGACGCCACCGGCTCCGCTGGCCGCTGGATCCTCGGCTTCGGCCCCCCGTCTGACACAATGGACGTGTTCGTCTGGCGCTTGGCGGCCAACGCCCTCACCCTCGCGGCGGACGGCGGAACTCAGCCGCGCCTTCTCATCGGGGCCAACGCGGCCCCCGCCCCAAGCGCCCTCCTCGAACTCCAGTCCACCGTCGGCGCCCTCCTGCTGACCCGCCTCACCACCACCCAGCGCGACGCCCTCACTCCCGTCAATGGAATGCTCGTCTACAATTCCACGCTAGACAAGCTCCAGGGCTACGAAGCCGGAGCCTGGGTCTCGCTAGTCTAGGAGGACAACCACCATGCCACGTATCACCACCGACCTGACGGACAAGGCCTTCGCCGGCCTCCAGGCCGAGACCGACCGCTACAACGAAGGCAACGGGACCGCACTCACCGTCAAGCACTGGATCCACCTGCACCTGCAGGAAATCGCCATCGCCCCCCAGCTACAGGCCACCGTCACCGCCCTCCAGGAGCAGGCCCAGCGCGACGCCAACGCCCAGCTCACCGCCGCCATCCGCGCCGCCCGCGACGAGCTCATTGCCAGCCTGGGCCGCCCATGATCGCCGTCTTCCTCATCACCAACGCCTACGCCGCCGCCGTCGTCTGCGCGGCAGGCCGCCTCTACGTCCTCGGCTGCGCGCACGGCCTCCGGCGCCTGCTATCCAACACCTACGGCTCGCCCCAAGGCAACACCCCCACAGAATCGCCGTACAGCCCGTCTCATCCAATTGCTGAGGCGCATACACCCGTGCTACAGTGGCCGCGTGACAACTGACCCCGTCCGCAACGTCAGCTGGCGCGGCGAACGCCTCCTCCCCGATCCCATCGACGGCGACGCCCTCCGCTACACCCCCATCCTGCCCGCCCACGTCGACGCCATCAGCGTCCACCACACCACCGGACCCGGCCTGCCCACCACCAGCACCCCCGACCAGGAGATCGCCTACCTCCACGCCATCGACACATATCACCGCACCCAGCGCGGCCTCGACGCCATCGGCTACCAGCTCGTCGCCTTCGCCAGCGCCCGCGTCTACGTCGCCGCCCCGCTCGACCGCTACGGCGCCGCCGTCGCCGGCGAGAACAACCATACCCTCGGCCTCGCCCTCCCCGGCGACTTCACCACCGTCCCGCCCGCACCCGCCCACCTGACCACCGCCGCCCGCGCCATCGCCTTCGCCTTCGCCTACCTCGCACGCGCCGTCGACGTCCGGCCACACCGCGCCTGGGGCGGCACCGCCTGCCCCGGCGACACGTTCGAAGCCTGGCTGCCCACCCTCGCCACAGCCGCCGCAGACCTCCACCCGAAGGAGCAAACCATGACCACAACACCACCCCACTACCACAGCGACACCGAGGGCGCCGTTATGCTCATCGGTCTCACAAAGCACCCCCTCGACCAGGCCGGCCACGCCAACGCCCACGCCCTCGGCTCCCCCGACATCGGCCCGGTCAACCTCGCCGGCCTCCAGTGGTTCGCCCACGCCCTCTCGCAATCCCTCCCGCCCGCCGCCGGCACCACCGCCGCCGACGCTGCCGACGAGATCGCACGCAGGATGCAAGCCTGATGCCCACCAAGACCCGCACCACCACCACCACCAAGGTCAAGACCATCACCACCGCACCACTGCTACCCGTCGCCCTCGCCACGCACCAGTACCACGTCGCCGCCCTCTGCATCATCTGCGCCGGCCTGGAGACCACCGCCGAGCAGGAGCAGGCCGACGCCACGCCCGCCCAGGCGTAAGCCCGGCGGCCAGCCCGGCAACACCAACGCCGTCACCCACGCCTTCTACCTCAGCGCTATCCCGAAGGCGCTCCAGCACGAGTACACCGTCGCCCTCGGCCTCAGCCCAACCGACCTCACTGACGAGATTGCCCTCCTCCGCACCCGCATCAAGCTCCTTGTCGACGCCGACCCCGTCCGCCTCGACATCCTCGTGCCCGCGCTCGGACGGTTGACACGCATGATCGCCACCCACTACCATCTCTCCCAGGCCGACACCGACCGTCTCACCGAGGCCACCCGCTCCGTCCTTGCCGAGATCGAGGCCACCCTGGGCGGCCCACAGGAGGACTAGCATGGACAGCTTCTTCGCCGACTGCGGCTCCGCCTCCGTGGCCGTCCAGACCGCCGCCCTCGCCGCCGTCGCCACCGCTCTTGCCGCCCTCGCCTTCGTCTCCGCCTACATCCTCCGCACCGTGCGCAGATGGCAGGTCTGGTCCGGCTCGACGAACCCCCCCAGCACCAACGACGACTAGCCCCCACAGAAGCGAGCACCATGCGCAACCTCCTAACCATCGCCGCCATCTTCGGCATCGGCATCGCCACCGGAATCACCTACGCCCTCCTGGCCCTCACGTAGCCCCTGCCACCGGC